CGTGTTTCGAGGTCCACCGCTATTTCTGAGGCCCCACTCAAATCCGGCAACGTCTCAGGCGGCGTCCAGTCGCTCGTCGTAGAGTTAAACATGGGAAACTGAAGGCGCGTTTCTTTTTTCAAAACACTTTTTCCGAGAAAAATAATAAAAACTGGAACATCAGAAAAGCACCTATGGCCACGTAGCATAAAAAGTCACATTTTTTCATTCTTTTTCTGCCAGAGCTGAATAGCCAGCAATATCCAGCCAAGAATCCCTGTGATGTGGTGACTGGGTGAGCCGCGAGAGCTTGATAGCAATCAGGCACAGGTATACTTCCTGAACGGTTATTTTTTTGTTGAGCAGGACACTCCACATGGCCGCTATGCGCGTATGGTTCTCGGTGGAGTCCCCGTATTTTTGGTCCCGAGGCCCCTCGATGAGTGCCAGCACATCTTCAAAGAATTTTTCACTCATAGCTGATAACTCCGCTGGTACATTTCAGGTTCTACGATGAACAGGTTTTCTTTGGCTCGCGTGGCCCCCACATAAAATACACGGTGCAAAGTGTCCCCATTATACTGGGCGGCGTCTTCTGCAGCAGCCGTTAAGTCACTAAAAAGTATCACGTTCTGGGCTTCGCCCCCCTTGGCCCCGTGAATCGTGGACAATCGGATGCGGGGGATGTCCGTCAGGGTTTCTCCGCGTCTCAAAATGGCGGCGCAGTACACCTTGTCTACGTCCGGCAGCTTATCCAGCGCGGTATCCCAACCCATGTCTGCGGTTGCAAGCAACCCGTGCCGTGTTTGCAGTTGTTCCAGTGAGAAAAAATCACTTTCATCTGCACGGATTGTCTTAAACCCACGCTGGACCCGTACACCGTTGCCGCGCATAAAACTGTACAAATTTTTTGCTTCTTCAAGATCAATCAGATCATCCCTTTGCAATTTCTGCCAAGCCAACAACGCGCTGGAAATTTTAGCGGGGACAGAGGGGTATCCGGAACGCTCAAAAAAATAGCCTCCCTGCTTGAGGTGTTCGGCCACCGGATTGGTTTGATAGTGGGCTTGGCTCATCACCAGCCAGTTCCCCTTGCTGAAATCGAGCTGTTCCACCGAGAAAATGCGTTGCACCGAACCTTTTTCTTTTCTGGGAAGGTATTTTTTCGGATAGCGCCTGCGGATACGGCTAGAAATGTTTGTAGCCAGCGCGTGGATTGTGGACGGAACCCGGTAACTCTGTTCCAGAATTTCAGCCCCGCCGGGAAGATTAATGAAATGCTCAATCTGAGAGCCCGCGAATCCGAAAATAGCTTGGTCATCATCCCCAGCGCAATACATTTTTTCCGATTTATTATCGAGAATGTTTGCAATTTCCCACTGGATGGGGGAAAGGTCCTGCGCCTCGTCGAGAAGGCATAGCTCAAAATGCGGGCAGATTTGGGGACCCTTCTGGACGAACAGTTCCAGCATATCTGTGTAGTCAAATAAACCATTGGTTTTCTTATATTTTTCCAAGGCACGGGCCAGATAATCAACTTCTGTCCATGTGTGCTTGATCCGCGTGCCGTGATATTCGACACGTAAAGGGGTCCTCTTCAGCCGCGAAAGGGTAATAAGCCGCAGGATTTCAGCTTCCTTCTTGATGGCAGCAGTAGCTTCCTCGTCCGCCCTGCTTGAGCCCGTCAATTCAAATCCGGTACGTTTTTCCAGTTCCTTATAGTGTTCGCCGCTCATCAGTTGTTCAGTCGTCAGTCCCGTCAATCGGAACGCGAGGCTGTGGAGGGTGCGAAAGTAAGGAAGGTCGCGGCGCGGGTCGAGGCCGAACCTCTGGCTTGCCCGTTCCCGTGCTTCCGTTGCCGCCTTGCGGGTGAACGCCAGAAAGGCAATTTCCGTTGGCGCTGCACCGTTTTCCAGTGCCTTGTCCACGAGGTCAAGTAGCGTGGTCGTTTTTCCCGTGCCTGGGGGACCAAAGATACGGAACATCTTTTAATCTCGCCCCACATCATAGAATCCACTAGCTAAACGATGTTGTTTATGACAAATATAGCTAACTCTTGTTCCTGACAGGCCATATTTGATGCCTAGTTCGCGGAACGTACTTCCTTGAGAAAGTCTTTCCTCATAAATTTTCTTATCCCTCTTTTTTAATTCTTCTCGTTGCCTCTTTTTATAAAGCTCCTTTAGCATTTCCCTTATTTCGGGGGTAGTATTTTTGAATGTCCTGTCCACATACTCACGCATCGTTGTTGCATTCAAAATCTTCTCAATTTCAGAACCTTTCTGAAGATTTTCTTTTTCTGACTGGGACATTTTTCTCGCTATGGACAACGACACTTCAAAGTTTTTATTTCCCTTACCGTTAGCACCCATAGATAATCGTCTGCGCAGAAGGGCTGCAATTCTCAGTTCTTCAAAAGACAAATGTGGGTTATCTTCCATCGTTCTTTTTGTCCGGCTCATGGCCGTACGACAGACGCTGCTGCAATGAGCTTTTTGTTTTGTCTCTCTTCTCTGCCACATTTTCCCGCCACAAAAAATGCAACTATGGCTATAGAGGGAGATGTACTCTTCAATAAAGATGACAAAAGTTTCATATCCAGCAATATCTTCAATAATTTTTTTTGTTTTAATGCCTTCATAGAAGGTCGTCAGTTCTTCTAATTTTTTCGGTGAAAGTGGTCTTAATTTAGATTTCATCAGAACGGTACGTCGTCCTGAGCGCCGAATTCGGGGACATCAATTTCCACGGTGACCGTGTTAAAAGAGGGGATTTCCCATACGCGCACAGTCTTGTTCTTAATGTTTATCTGTTTTGATTCGCCGTTGATGTCCCGCAGTCGCTGGGCAATCTGGTGCGTCCGGTATGATCGGAAGCCCATTTTGGTCAGGTGCATTTCAAGATCCACAAGGCGGAAGAGGGTAATTCCCTGTAAATCATCGGTATACGGTCGGCGCAGGAGGATTTCTTCGCGTTCTTGGGCTTGCTGTAAGCTACTGCAAAAATCCTCTAGGTGTGCGTAAAACCGCCCCGGCACGCTTGCATCGGCACTGACTTCGATGATGGCTTCTTCATTTTCCTGCATCGCTGATAGCAGTTCGTTTATCCGGCCTTCCCATAGCGCCTTGGTGACGCTGCGAGGCATGAAATTGAGTTGCTCCACACAGGCCCGCTGAAAGGTGTTCTGCTGCATCAATCCTTCGGTATCCAGCTCTAAGGGCGTGCCGTTTACATCGAGGAACCAGACGGGCGGCTGGCTGTTATATTTTCGCAAGTTGGCTATCATCGGTGTGCCGACGCCCGCATCAATACCGAATTTACGGGTCTTGCATAACTCCTTGTTGCAAAAGGCAGCTATAGGTGCATCGTTGCATTTGTAAATATAGTCTTTTTTGTGTAATTGTGAGGCGACTACGTTGACTTCGCCCAGCGGCAGCGGCGGGTCGAGGTACTGCATATTGTAATTGAGTATTTCTGTTTCCCACGTATCCGGATAAGCCTTGCGCAGATATACCCCTACATTAAAAAGCCCATTATTTCGGCCCCCTTCTGAGATTTTATCTCGACACAATATTTGTAGGCACGGGGGACCGTCCTTAATTGGCTGAAACTCACCCTCCTCAATCATCAACGCCTGTATCTGCTCCGGCGTCTGCACGTACTGTTCGTGTAGCTTAAAAAATTCTTCGAGAGTTCCTGCACTCCCGTCGTCATGGATGACATAGCGCAGGCCGTTTTCGTGGTCGTAGTAGGGCAGATTGAGGAAATTTCCAACATCCCCCCTCTCTAGGTTCAGTTTGATTTGCTTGGGGAAAATCTCTGAGCCGCCATAGCCGATGGCGGAGGCAATAAAATTCAGGGCGTCCTGCATATTTTTGGCCGATACCCATTCGGTCGTGAAAAGAAACACATGGGCTCCCCCGGATTTGGAGCGGCATACCACTAACGGTAATTTGAGTTTGCGGATTCGGGCCAGAAGGGCTTTGTGGTCGAGATTATAAACATCAATATCAATACAGCCCCATTTGCATTGATTGTTTTCGTTAATGGGGATGATACCTATGGAGGCACCCGTACCGGACAGGTGGCCCTCCCACAATTCTTGGCTCCGTGGCTCGCGGACAACGGAGGCTTTTCCGGTATTCTTGCCGTTCAGCTTACGGCTATCAATTTTATAAGTGCCGTAGGCGGCTTTCAGGCCGTCAAAAATGGACGCAAATTTTTTTTCTATGGACATGGGGCCCCTCGCAGAAAGGGCGGCATTGCTGCCGCCCTGTAATGCGTTCAACTAAAAAGGGGCCTTGTTACTGTCCTCCGCACCCTCTTGTGCGTGCTTCACAACAACGTCACCCTGCAGGATGGATTCCGAAAAGCCCTTCGCAGATGCGTATTGTGACATGTCTTCCACTTGTCCGGAGAGGCTTATGTCCCAGCCATGCCAGGAACCCTTGGAGTTCTCTTCTGACACCGTTTTCAACAGGTAAACATGGGAAAAACGCGGCGGCGTGAACGGCCCGTTTTTGCCGACAATGCTCCGCGAGGCGATCATCGAGTTCCACTTGCGGCTTTTCTTGAGCTGCGTGGACTTCATCGCAATCAATGCCGTGCTGGCTGACCCGTCAGGCTCCAGAATCAGCACAAAGTGCTGGTGGGTTTCTTCAATGTAGGACCCGTCACCATCGACTACATACTCCCGGTTATCTTCGGGGGAACGCTCGGTTTTCGGACGCTCGTCGCTGGGCGTGAAGATGTTCAGCGGGGCTCCCGTGCCACTGCCTCGGGGTGCCCATTCGATGAAACGCCGCTGATATGCGCAGGGAATGACTTGGACACCTTTTTTCCCTTTGTATATCCCATTCGTCACGGTGTTGAAGATGTCTCCCTTTCTCGCTTCTTCCAGATCGTCCAGAACGGGGTCCAGCCCGCTCAGAATCTTGATGAACGGGAGGGCTAAATCCTCACGCCCTATATTTTCCAATCCTTTTCCTGCATCCGATTCAAAAATCGAAGCGTCAAACTGGATCACATTGCCCGACTTTTTCCGAGCCACTTTTTTTCGATTTCCATTCGCCATCTGTCGTTACCTCTGTTACTTGATTGTTGCGCGTTGCCCTATGTAGGCACCAAAAAGGTCCAAAGGAAAGCTGGTGCCCTCCTCTACCTGCTCTCTCACCCACGCTTTCAAGGTCTGTGGATGAACTTCCGTCTTTTGCTGGGGCGTGAAGCCACTCTCTTCTGCTAAAGACAAAAATTGGGTGGCCGTCTCATCTTCTCCCCGCCCGAAGGTGCATATGACGGAGTTTTTGATAAGGTCGCCAAATTCGTTTTTGCGGAGCCACTCGAAGGCTTCTTCTCGGTTGTCCGCTTTAATGTGTGCGCCGTAGGTCGGCTTGATGGAGATGCTGGCACCATCGTCCAGTGTAAATCCTGACATTCCGAGTTCCTGCATAACTGCAGGAAGGTCCTCGTCCGTGAGCTTCAACAGTTCTTTTTTGCTGGACTTCAGTTCTTTTTCAAGTTCCGCCACCTTGTTTTGTTTTTCCTGCACGCGCTTGGCGAGGACGGCTACTTTATGCAGTTCTGAGTCTTGGGGGGTGGCATCGACGGCTGCTGCGTCGGATTCCAATTGAGAAAGAAAGTCTATGCTCATGTGTCGTGCTCCGTAGTTGAGGAAAGTGCTACTTTCCTAGACAAGGCCATTCTAGTCGCATATAGTTGGATACGTCAAGCGAAGAGGGAGACATTTTACAAAAACGCTTGATTTTTGAATTTGTCTCCCTGAAATAATTTTTCCAAGGCTTGCTTTTCGATTTTATTTCAAATCAACAGTGGAGATAAAAAAAGATGTATGAGTACGAAACAGCGCCCTACGCCCATCAAAAAGAAGTCTTTGAGGCTTCGTGGAAGGCCCCCTGCCACGCGCTTTTCCTAGAAATGGGCACCGGCAAAAGCAAGGTGGTAATAGATTCCCTAGCCGCGCTGTGGGAGGCTCAGGAGGTCAATACAGCCCTGATTGTTGCCCCCAAAGGCGTTTTTTCAAATTGGGTGCAGCAGGAGCTGCCGTTGCATCTGCCGAAGCGCATTCCGGCCAAGATTGTGCAGTGGCAACCCAACATTACAAAGAAGTTCCGTGAAGCGTTAACCGAGCTGGCGGACCCGTCCCACACGGACTTACATATATTAGTGATGAACGTCGAAGCGTTATCCACGATGAAGGGAGCCGCTTCAGCGTTCAAATTCCTGAAAATGAACCCCAACAACATGTTTATCATGGACGAGAGCACCTCCATCAAAAACAGGAAGGCACTGCGAACCAAAAATTCGATCAAGGCGGCGGGGCTGGCTAAATACCGGCGCATCCTGACGGGGAGCCCTATCACCAGAAATCCAATGGATTTATACAGTCAATGCGATTTCCTGAGCCCGCAACTGCTTGGATTCAAGAGTTTTTTTGCTTACCAAGCCCGCTATGCGGTGGTGCGCCGGAGAGCTATGGGTAACCGTAGTTTTCAGGAAATAACGGGATACCAGCGACTTGATGAGCTGCATTCCAAGCTGGAAAGGTTCAGTTCCCGTGTACTGAAAGAGGATTGCCTTGACCTGCCGCCAAAAATCTACACCCTGCGCCACGTGCCGTTATCCAAAGAGCAGAAATCAGCTTATGTGCAGATGAAGAAACTGGCGCTGGCGCGGCTGGAGAAAGGGGAGTTGTCCACTACGACGAGCATTCTCACTCAGATTATGAGGCTGCAGGAAATCTGCTGCGGCCATTTGAAGACCGACAGTGGCGAAATAGAGGACCTTCCCAATGCGCGCATGGATGAGTTGCTGCTCACGATTGATGAAATGACCGGAAAAGTCATTATCTGGGCCACGTGGGTCTACGATGTGGCGCGGATTGTTCGTAAACTGAATGAGCAATATGGCGAGGGGTGCGCAGAAGCGTTTTACGGAGCCACCCCGCAGGAAGACAGGCAGGGAATCGTGGAGCGGTTTCAGGACCCTGATTCAAATCTCAGGTTCTTTGTGGGCAATCCCCGCACAGGGGGTTATGGGTTGACACTGACAGCGGCCACTAACGTCATCTACTGGAATAATTCATACGATCTGGAGACTCGGATTCAGTCCGAGGACAGGGCGCACCGTATCGGGCAGGACCATCACGTGCTGTACGTTGATCTGGTCAGCCCTGCTACCGTGGATGAGAAAATACTGAAGGCGCTCAAAACCAAAATTGATATTGCCCAGACGGTTCTGGGGGAAGAAGGCCGAGAATGGCTTCTTTAAACAGGCAGGCTGCCGATACCCTGCTGTGCTGGGGGCTGTGCCTGCTGATACTTCACAACACTGGAAACCGGATCAAACGGGAACATTGCAGCATATCCGGCCCTCCCTGCGGGTGAAATTTGGGCCATAGGCTGGGGCGGAGGCGGTGCGGCCTGCGCGGTAGGCTGGGGTGGCGCAGATGACGGTTGTGGGGAGGGCACGATTAACCTAGGGTCCGCGGGCGTTTCTATAGGAGGAGGAAGTGGGTCAGGTCCCCGGAGAAAGGGCCGTTCCGATTCCATCTCTTCCCTTAAATATTCTTCAGCAGCTATCGGGAAATAAGGAGAAGTCATCAGAAACGCCTTTTTTGAATAATCGCTTAATGTCTGGCGTATCTGTACTTCATTAGCCTCGCCTGCTCCCCTTCCCAAGAAATCTGCAAAGTCTTCCAGCCTTCCCGGCTCGAACATCCCAGAGAAGAATTCTATGAAAGCCGTGTTAGGCGTATCCTTAAACATATTTTGTGCCAGCCTCGACCCTGCTCCCGCGATTACCAGTCCACCGGGCCCTTTTGGAAAAGGGCTAGCTCTTGACGCTATGGGCGCAAGTACCCCCGCACCAAAAAACCTTATTACAAAGTCTGTAATAGCCTCTTTGGCTGGCTGACCACGCTTTTCAAGAGAGGCCCTTACCCTTGGATCAAGCAGGAATGCTTCACGTTCCTGTACCTCCGCTATCCTATTTAATGCAAGGCGTAATGCATCATAGGACTCGGGGTTATCTATTCCAAGGTCAACCAGTGTTTGGCCCAGACTCTTGTTCTTGGGCCACCCATTTATGAGACTACTTGTGTCGGTAATCAGGTCGCGGAATTTGGTCGCATCCACATAAGGTATTTTTTCCACCTCCCCTAACAAGCCTGTATCTGAAAGATCCTTGCTGCTGTCCCTTGATTTATTGTAGGCCCACGCAAGAACAGCCTGTCTCAGAGCTTCAGTAGCTTCCTTATGGGCTTCCTTTGCAGGAATTTTCGTGCCGGACAATATGCTCGGAACCGGTACATCGGAGTCTTTCATTAAATTCAGGGCTCTCGTTGCGTCCAAGAATGCTGTGAGAGGGGCATCACTCTTCATTATATTTTCCACTAATTTCACAGGGCTGTCCGTCCCCTGAATCAGGGCCAATGTCTGTTCGTTCTGCCTTCTTTCATAAACTTTTCCACTGTTACTCGTAAACATCCTTAACAAATTGTCTGCCCTTGCCTTATGTCCGGATAAATCACGGAAAAAGGTAGCCAAAGGTTCAATACCTTGTATGGCTCCCCTATATCTTTTTATAAAGTTCTCAAGGGGTTTTCGTTTAATAAAAAATTGGGATTCATCCACCAGCTCTGGATATGCCCGCGATAAGGTTTTGCGGACCCATGCAGGAAGCCTTGAGCTTCTTGGCACCTCTTCAATAATATTCTCCACAAACAGGTGCCGCAGGTAATTGGTTAGACTTTCATTTATAGTCCTAAGTCCCGTTGCTGATTCAGGAAGTTGTTCAGCAATAAGTTTAAGTAACGCCGCCGCTGCTGCCCTCTCTTCTTTCGATGCGTTTTCATTCGCAACCCGCGCTTCTGCCATAGCTATCAAATTGTCTGTATTTTTTTGAAGAAAACGGCCTCCCTCCTGCAGATTGCTTATAGAAATTTCTGTTTTTGTAGGAATTCCACTCAATAATTTTTCGAGCAAAAGGGGCTCTGCCGTATTTTTTATACTGGTTGCCGTTTCTGCTGCAAGACTTCTTGTAAAAATATCATTAAGGGCCCTACTAAAAGAGGTGATACCTAGCAGGTCCCCGTTTCCTGTTTCCTCTGCGTGTGATCTGAAATCCCTGAGCGTGGCTTCCTGTATTTGTTGAAACAAAAATTTCTCTGATTTGGTACTAGCAACGTCCCTCAACCCCTCAAGGGCCATAGACCGGAGACTTAGCAGTTGACCAAAGCTGAGTTCTTCCGGAATGGAACCCGGGACAGCCGTACCAATGGGGGTACTTAGCTCAAACCTTCGTACAAGGTCCGATACCCGCTCCGTAGAAGCTCCCAGGCCAAGTAAGAAAGAGTCTGGATCTGGCCTCCATCCGAGATGCGGGTACACAATCGCCCCTTCCTTAACCTTTGGAAAAGTAATCATCTTTTCCTGTGCGACGCCGAGTGTGTCTATGTACCGCAAAACTCCGTCCGAAATGCTCGTTCTCAAGCGATCAATATAAGTGGCTTGTGATGGATTTAACGAATCCCCCTTTATCGCGTTTCCAATAATTTCAGGAGCAATTTTTTTCCCTACCGGTGAATCCAATCCTGTATTAAGGTAGGTCAGGAAATCATCAGGAAAATTTTCAAAAGCCTGCACGGCAGAGATAAGTCTGGCCTCTTCCGGAGTTCTTACAACAAAAATGCTGTCTTCTGCCACCTTGGCAAAGTTACTGACAGCATCTGGCCTGAATAACAGGCTTATTGCGTCATTTATCTCAAAAGACCTGTGCCACTCTTTACCCCTAAAAGAGCTTTGTATATCAGCTAACAGCGCATTTAAACTACCCGGGCCTATAGAACCTCCTTCTTCTATACGAGCAACGACTTTTCTCCATTTTTCTCTTTCATTTGTTAATACGGCAAGGCGGCGGGGCCTTACATAACCACCTATTTCCAGAATTTCACGTAGCTGCAGTAATCTTCCCGGGTCTAAATGACCTCCCAGAAGACTGGCTTCAGTCAAGCTATCCATTGTCCGTAGTGTTTCGACGGGCATTATCGAAGTATTAAGATTAAGGTGTTTCCAGCCACCTTTTTCAACATCCCTAGCAGCTCCTGAAAATTTATTCCAACCTTTCAGAATTATTTCAGAAGCTTGTCCCCCAGTTAGCTGCTTTCCCTCCACGGCTGCATCCAGACTCTGTGCTATAGGCGCAAAAAAGTTATTAGCAGTTTCTGCAATAAACATCTCGTTAGCTTTGGTCTGGGCATCTGCAAAAGTTTTAATGACGCTGGAAGCACGCCCGTCATTAGCGGACTCCATCATTGCCGTATAATTATTGGTTATGTACCGAAGGGTATTAACTCCAAGCTCAGTTCTTGTCCCGAGATTTTTAGCCAACTGGTATGCTTGGGCCATCATCATTGGTATATTGGAGTAGCCGGGAGTCGTACCGGGAGTTAAATACTGAGCATTCGGATCACTTTCAAGAACTGCCCTAAAAAAAGCTTCCTCCCCTCGGCGCGTAAAATTCTTAAAAGTAACATCGGGGCTCCATATTTCCGGGGTATATCCTTGACCAGCAACGGCGCTTTCTGCGGCTGCTCTAACCTGTGCTGTGCTAAATCCAGCCTGCACCAACCGCGGGCCTAATGCATTAGTCAGTTGAGGGACGAGCTGACCTGCTTCAACCCCAGCTTCCCGTAGCCCCTGAAGAAGGGGTAAAGAACTTTCGTGGCGCGATCTGCCCTCCGCTTCCAGAATCCCTAAAAAGTTGGTAAAAATCTGATCTGTTTGTTTTTGCGCCCCCGTCATTGCTCTCCGTTCCGCAAAACTCAATGCTTTTGCGCCCCCTTCCCTTGCCTGCGACAACAGGTTCCTAGTCGTATCAATAGGATGCCTTACGGCCCGTGTCGTCTCTCGGGCGGTTGCAAAAGTTGCCTTGCCTACTGTCCTTAAAAATAGGGGGATTGGTAACAGCACACCCAAAGAAACAAAGCCTAGGGCGGACAAGGGGTCCCCGGGATCAACTTTTTCAGACACGCCTGCCATTATTCCGGCGGTCCCTGAAAGGGCACCTTCTCGGCCATAATAGGAGAGGGGATAACGGGCCCTCATCCCTGTTTCTGTCATTGATCTTTCAAGGCTCCCCAGTACCCTTTCTCGGAGGGGCAACTTTCCTATATTATTCAACAGGTGTTTTGCACCAAAATCAACGCCACCGCCCGCCGGAATAATGGTTGACTCCGTTGCTGTTCCTGCTGCTGGGGCTGCCCCCCTCTCGAATTTTTTTCGTATCCACGGAACCACGCCGCGTTCCGTCACAGGCCGCTCTCCTGGGAGTTTTGCAAAACGTCCCCGCAACGCGGTGCTGAAGCTGAAAAAAGATCCTGCAGTGTGCGCCCCTTCTGCATAAACACGGGCACTCGGCAGTAACTCCTCCTCTTCACCAAACATAAGGCGGTTGACACTCTCCGATGCACCACTTAAATCATCTAGCTTGTCCCCCGCCAGTGCTCCTGCGAGAAAAGATCCCACACCGGCAAGTGGTTTCCATCTGCGGGGAGTAATCTTTAGTAGTGCGCTGGAAACGCCCCTTCCGGACCAAGCGGGAATAACGGATTCCGTTACTCCCCTTGTAGCGTATTCACCCATTACTCCCCACTCCCCCCTTTGTTTAATGCCAGTTAACAGAGAAATAATGTCTTCGCTGCTCATTCCTTCTTGGAAAGCCTGATCTACATCAAAAAAATTATCTCCCTCGGGAGAAGGATTAATACGCCCGAACTCCTCGGCTGCAAACCGTGCTATTTTTTCTTTTGCCAGAATGCGGGGATAAGCTGGACGGGGTGCCGCCCCCACGAACCCTTCGGGAATCGCCTCCGTCAAATAATTGTACATCCCCGTAACATCCATCTCTACAAGGTTTGCATTCGATAAATCGACCATTCTCTATTCCTGCTGGGAGCGGGGTTTAAGGTAACGCTGGAGCGTCAAATTTAAATCTTCATCTTGGGGAGGCTGCTCTTTATTTTCAAAAATTTCAATTAATCGCTCGTATTCAGCTACGAGTTGCTTTAAATTACTCGCGGATTTGAAACTATTACTTCTCTCGGTATCCGTCAGCGCAGCGTTAGTTGATGCGTGCTCTTCGGTTGAAATTGCACTTTCAAGCATGTTCACGGATTCCCGAAATTTATCTAGTGCCCTTGACTGACCTTTAAAAAGGGTTCCTCCCGCTACGGATAAATCTTTAACTAATTCCCGTATGTGTGGATTATCGCGCCCTTCGATTGATTTGTTCATTTCTAACTGGAACAAAGTATCAAGACTGCCTATAGCGGTCACTGCTGCGTCGTATTCGTCCCCTATCACCGAGGATCGCCCAGTGACAAGATTGGAGATGACGTCTGAAACTGGGTTAATTATGCGTGAAACAAGAAAACTTCGCGCCCCTACTCCGAGGGTTAAATCCACCCCCGGGGCTCTTATCCCTGTCCGAGCTACTTTAGTTTCAAAATCCTCTCGGGGGAAATCAGGGGATTCCTCCCATTTTTTAGTAATATAGTTGAAAGAAGCATTTGTAAGTCCCTCGGGGACCGGGGGGAGCGGCGGCGGCGCAGGTGTTCCATCTGGACCGGTGCCGAATTGAAAATGCTGCACGGGGCCTCCTTGCGCCTTTTGTACCATCCCAAGTGTGCTGTTCGGGTTCAGCAACCCCCGCCCCGGCTGCGGTGGAGCCGTTAATGCACCTTCGGTTAGATATTCAGGTACTTGCATTCCCTGCAGTTTTGCCCTGCTCCTTGCTGCAATAATTAGTACAGTGGGAATCTCGGCCTGTGTTGGCACTCCTCCGACACCCACCTGCGGCTGCCCGTACAATATGGAAACAGCTACTTCAAAATCAGGCATTGTGTGGCCCATAGCGTAACGCTTGAGCATCTCCTCGCTCATTACACGCCTTACCAAATCTGCCCTTGTACCTCGGTAGTTAAATGCCTGCAGCTCTGCGTTTGCCCTAGCAATTGCTTCGTCGCTAAGACGGTCGGCTTCAGCGATTTCGTTGTTTTGCCGGAGTTCAGAAGCTGCTATATCTATTTGTGCGCGAATCTGGGCACCTGTCCGTAATTCGTCGCTTCTTATCTGGGCGGCTAGGGTCCTTTCACCGGTTGTCTCCTGTATCGTTGCCTGTAGTGCACCTACATCCGCTGCCCTCTCTGCTGCTCTTCCTCTGGCTACCTCCTCTGCTATTCCTTCGGGCAGTCCGCGTGCTGCCTCCGCTAACCGGCCCGCAGGGGACAGCTCGCCCGTAGATTCCCCGCTCGGGTCCGTTCCACCGGCATAATTAAGCGCCGCCTGAGCCAGCCGGAATAAAATATTCGCCTTGGTCTGGGATTTTTCCTCTTCCGGCTTCAGAACGTCTCGAAATATTTTCTGATACTCTGGAAAGCGTTCCGCCATATCAACATTTAAATTCACTGTCGGAGCGGTAGCTAAGTCGGGGGAACCGACGGTAGACCTTTGTAACATTTCATAGGGTTCAAGGTTCGGATAAGATGGACTACCTCCAGTCCCCCACTGGACAGGCTCTCCCAGCGCAGTACCGCCTGTAAATAAATGCTGCACACCACCACCGTCAGCGAACTGCTGCGGGGGCGGAGGCCCCTGATTGGCAGCCATTAGGGAACCTACGCCTTGGCCCATGTCCGTCAACTGACCGCCTTCGGTCATCATGTCAACGTCTCCGGCCACGCCTTGCATAAGCTCTCCAATGCCTGAGTCCACGTTTCCTTCCTCGGTCATCATAATGACCGGCTGTACCATCGCCAGTACCGATTCAGGTGTCTTTACTGCATCTTCTTCCCCCACATATTCTGCCAGCTCCCCGTACCGGTCTTCCATCGGCATCTCATTACCGCGCAGGGAATCAATCACCTGCTTGAAATCTTCGGCGGTGTCCAGCCTGTTAACCATATTGATTACATAATCCTGACCTACCGCTTCCATTTCGGAACCGGTTTCCTGTGCCATTGCCTCAATCAGCGCCTGCGGGTCCTGTTGGGGCAATGAAGCCACCCCCGCAGGTGGAGGCGGAGGTAATGCGGCAACGCCTGCAGGGCCCCCTGCTTGCCGGAACAACGGTCTTTGGTAAGCGTTCAACATTTAGAATAACCCTGCGTATTTAGCGCCACCAAGGGCGCTTAACCCTGCAATACCTAACCCTGCCGCCTGCTGGAAGCCTGAAGGACCCGGTGCCTGCGGCTGTGTCAGGATCGAATACTGGCTACTGGGTGCGCTCTTGTAAATATCTGCTAAGAATCCGAGCTGCTGGTACGGGTACTGCTGGGCCTGCGTCTGCGTCTGGCGCAGTGCATCCAGTTGCGCCTGCTGGTTCCCCCGATACAGCCCCCCTAGCTGCGTCATGGCCTGTACATCCGCCATATTCATCCGTTGCTGGCCTTCGCCCAGTTGCGCCTGCTGCATACCCAGAGCGCCCATAGCGGTACCCAGTTGTCCGGTCTGTGTCCCGAGGGAACCCAAACCCTGACCCATCGCACCTTGGGCTTGGCCGAGAGCAGCCAGATTCTGGACATCCTGTTGCCCTAATTGCCCGTATTGAAGGCCCATTTGTCCTCTCGCTTGGCCGAGGGCCGCGAGCTGTTGGACATCCTGTTGTCCCAGTTGCCCGTATTGAAGACCCATTTGCCCTATTCCAGAGGCCGCCCCCATTCGACGGCCCTGCTGGGCTTCAAATGCCTGTTGCGCCTGTTGCTGCGCCTGTTGGTACCCTTGGGAGCGTAGCTGGGCCCCGATCCGTGATTGTTCGCCCAATACATTGCGCCCGATTTCCGCCTGCTCCAATGCACCGCGTGAGCCGCCAAAAGCGCCTGCCGCCACTGCTCTTGCAGCGGCAGCGTTCCGTTGTTGTTCGCCCAGTCTTGCAACATCTGCCTGCTGTGTTTGGATAACGTCTTCTGTGTAAGGATCATAAAAACCTGCGGTAAGTGAAGGGTCAAAACGACCGGTAGCTCCCCTTAATCCGGCCATCGCCTGCTGGCGTGCAGCATAGGGCGCTCCCCGCGTGGCTCCGGCAAGCTCCTCCGCCTGACCGATTCTACCCAGCGCCTGTTGTTGTTGCGCATAGGGTAATCCACGGGTTTGGGCTGCTAACTGTTGTGCTTGGCCTACTGTACCAAGGCCCCCTTCCATCGCCCCGTAAGCCCCCTGCATCATGGGCATTGCTGTCGAGCCAATAGTACCGAGGCCGCTTGTTGTTGCCTTGGAAGCCGCGTCGAGGTACGGCTGGTAACCCCCTATTCCAGCCTGAAGCTGGGTGCCCGCCGCCTGTTCAAACGGGGATAACCCCGCTACTTGGTAGACCGGCGGTACGTCGGCTGCCCTCTGCTTTACTAAGTCTTGAGCCGATTTAAGTAAACCGGTCTTGTATTCCTCAACTTCAGGCAGCTCTCTCGTATAAGTGGTTTGGGTGGTACTGGCCATCAGGCGGCTCCCTCAAAATTCTTCATTAACTGGTACATATTGCTCATACCGTCCTTACGGCTGCCGTTACCCGCCCCGCGTACTGCCTTCGCCGTAAATACAAATTCCCCGTCAGACAGCATGGCGGGAACATCATCAGACCGCCCTGTTCCGGGGCCCGCGATTGCTCCTGAACGCCTCGGGAAACCAGAGCCTATCCTGCCACCCTGCGCTGCCATTGATATTGGAGGTAAAGTGGGGGATATCCCGGGAACCCGTACCGTTCCTATCTGGTATTGGGGAGGCGCAGGGAATTGAATGGCGTATTTTTCTGAATCTACCTTTAATTCCTCTTCCAGTTCTTCCTTGGTTTTTGCTGCGTCCTCCTCTTCCGGTGGTGAGAAAAAGCCCGCTCCAGCCCCGACGGCGCTGGCGAGGGCTAGGGAGGGGCCGAATCTGGCAAGATATCCGGGGCCTGCTGCAGCTCTTGCAGCTTCTCCTGCTGAATTAGCAGCCATTCCCAACCATCCCGGTATGCTTTTATCTCCGGGCGAATAACCCCCTGCGATTATTTTTTCATTAAATGCTTTTTTAAAAGCCTCGTCTCCAGCCGAGGTTACAGCTTCCGCGCTCTCTCCTCCACGGAACATCAAGTCCTTAGTTTTATCCCACCAGCCTGTGGGTTCGGTTGTGCCTGTCGTATCAACTGGCGCGGGCACAACGGGGCCCCCCGGTTGTGCAAGAGCCTGTTGTTCTGCTCTTACTGCTGAATACGGAGCTTTGCCGGAATAAAGATCAGAGTAGGGGTCATGTCCCGGTTGTGCAAGAGCCTGTTGTTCTGCTCTTACTGCTGAATACGGAGCTTTGCCGGAATAAAGATCAGAGTAGGGGTCATGTCCCTGCGCGACTGCCTTTCCCGGGGTAATTTGCGCGGTCTGCGCGGCTGCCGCCGCTTTTGTTGCCGCCTGATCTGGAGACAGGATTTCCCGTCCGGGTCGGCCCCAATATCCACTGGGTTGTCCGGCTGCCCGTCCGAAGAATTGCCCGAACCGTTCCCCTACATTGCCGCCAGCGGTTTGAACCCCGCTCTTGAAGCCTTGCCCGAAGGTTTGGCCCTCGGCCCTGTTAAGCCCTCCCTTCATTCCCTGCGTTAAACCGCCGATAGCCGCCGATAGCGCCGCAGATTTCAGGGCATCCTTAAAATCACCCCCCTGTACTAAAGTACCGATTCCAGAACCAAGCGCCGCGCCCCAGATGGGCCCCAACGGGGTAAAGGAAAGGGCGATGGGTAATATAATGGGAAGAGCTTTTTTGACTACCTTGACTACTTTCTTAACGAGCTTTTTAACACCTTTAAAGAGCTTTTTAAGAAAAAATTCAGGTTGTCCTGTTACGGGATTGATGGAATTCAGTTCACTGCCCACAACATAGCGTTCAGGCTCAAGACCCATCTTTTCCATCTGCGCAAAAAGATTTTTCCGGAGGCGCGGGTTGGCGTCCAGAACATTCATGGGGATAACGGTTTCACCCTCCGCAGCATGGACCATGTATTCATCTTCGTGGCGGCCAAATTCCGCCAGACGGTCAGCTATACGGGTTACCTGCGCAATACCGTTTTGGGGAAGGGCTTCTTCGTCCGCCCAAGCACCTTCGGTAGCTGTCAGGAAAGTGGCAAGGCCACCGTCAGGGACCATTAAGGTTTCTGGCTGCTCAAAATCATATTTCAAGGCGGCTTCTGCCATTAAAATTCCATCCCTAGCTGATAGTTACCGTTACGTCACCCACGGATGCGGTCGCCGTGAGTCCCGCCGGATGAGGTAAGTTTAACTGCGTAATCTTAACAAAACCACTCTGTGCAAAAAGGGCCCCTGTTTCAAGTCCGGAGTCATTATCAGCCAGCGTGGTTAACGTAAAATTAGTGGCCCGTCCCTCCCCCGGATTGATGGCCTGCTGCAGGAAAACAGAAAAAGAACGTACAATTGAAGCCATGTACCTGCTGTCATAAGTGGCAGGAGGAACAGGGAAAACAGGTTGGGTTAGTTTTCTGGTTGCCATTATCTCCTTCCATCCTCACGGATATCTACACGGGGGGACCCGAGCCTCCATTGTACCTCAGTATCGCTACTGCTTACTTTAAGGGCAAAAGACCTGCCTCGAAGCCGTATATGGACCTGATCCGTGAACTGTTCTACGGTAGTCGTGGTGGCAGCAGCAGATTGCGTAACCGTGCTGGCATCTGAACTCAGGTATGTGCCGCCCGGAAAATTCCTTGTTTTCACGGTAAAAGAGGCACTTGGAGTAGAGGTTATAGATCCATCAAAAGTAAGGTCAGGAAC